TCCTCAGTTGAACAGCAGGCGCAGGACTTCTACACGCAGACAATTCTCCCGACTGTCACGATGATGGAGCAGGAGCTTCGCCGCAAGCTGACCACGGAAGCCGAGAAAGGCACCTACTATTTCAAATTCGTATTTAACAGCCTGCTCAGGGCCGACGCAAAGAGCCGCGCCGAATACTACAATATGGGCATCCGTGGCGGCTGGCTTTCACCCAACGAAGCCCGCAGCCTGGAAGACTTCAACCCCATGACCGGCGGCGAAACAACTTACACAGAAAGCAACCTCGTACCGTCCGACATGATGCGCCCGTGGATTCAATCCAAGATTGACGCAGCCCCGCAAGCCGAGGCGCAGACCAATAACCCCGACGGCAACAACTAAGACATGAGCAAAACAACTGAACAAAATATAGAGCGCCGCACGTTCACCGGAACGGTAGAATTGCGAATGGCAGACGGCGCAGATTTCCCGACCGAGGTAACCGGCATTGCTGCCGTGGTAAACCAACGCACCGATATCGGCTGGTTCGAAGAAGAGATTGCGCCCGGCGCATTCGATGACGCGCTGACTTTTTCCGACATCCGCGCCCTGTTCAACCATGACCCAAACCGCATCCTCGGACGCACCGCCGCCGGCACCGCGAAGGTATGGGTAAACGATGAGGGACACCTTGCGTATAGCTTCGTACCCGACCCGTCCAACCCTGAGCACGTCTCGGTGGTGCGCTCGATCCAGCGCGGCGACATCACTCAGAGCAGCTTCGCATTCATCACTAATGGCGTGCAGTGGGTATGGTCAGACAAGTACGGGCAGGAAGGCACGCGCCGTATCCTGCGCATGAAAGAACTTTACGACGTTTCGCCGGTAACCTACCCAGCATACAGCGGTACCAGCGTAGGCAGTCGCGACGCTGAAGCTATCCGCCAGGAGCGCGACGCAATTATCGCAGAACGCGAAGCGCAGACCGAAGCCGCCGCCGCCGAACTTGCAAAACAACGCAACGCCCGCCGCGACCTTGCCGGCATCATTGCTAAGACCTTGTAAAAAACATTCAACAGAATAAACGATGAAACAATTGAAAGAAAAGCGGGAAGCATTGGCCGCCTTGCGTGCCGAATTGCTGACCCTGTCTAAGGCCGAAAGCCTGAGCGACGAACAGATTGCCCGCATGAGCGAAATCAACAGCGACGTTGAAAAGCTGGCTGGCGAGATTGCCACCCTGGAAGCTACCCAGCGCAGCCTTGCCGCCGTACCTGTGGTACACACCACCGGCACCGGCGAAGCCCGTGAACAGGACAAACTCAGCAAGCGCTTCAGCATGATTAAGACCATGACCGAGCTGAGCAGCCGCAGCGCGGTTTCAGGTCTGGAAAAGGAATTGGCCGACGAAGCACGCGAGCAGAATATGCGTGCCGGCCTGACTGCCAGCACAACCGGCGTAACCCTGCCTGCGTGGCTGATCAATCGCCGCGCTGCCAAATCTGAAAAACGCGACATCACCGTAAGCGGTGGAAGCGGCATCACCGAAGGCGGCGGAAACGTTGCCACCAACGTGGGCGGCATCCTGAATGCGCTTGAGTCTTACATGATCCTGAGCCAGCTTGGCGTGCAGATGTTTGACGGCCTTGTTGGAAACCTCCGCTTCCCTGCGAACACTACCGCCCCGGTGGCTACATGGGAAGGCGAAACCGATGCAGCCGCTGAAAGCACTCAGACCTGGGCTAACCGTACCCTGAGCGCGAAGCGCCTCGGTGCCTACATCGACGTTTCCGACCAGATCCTGCTTCAGTCAAGCAACCCCCTGGAAGCCTGGGTAATGGACTACCTGCTGCGTGCCGGTGCCACCAGCCTTGAGCGTGCGGCCATTAACGGCGGCGGTTCCAACGAGCCGACCGGCATTATCGCCAACAGCGACGTAACCGTAACCTTTGCCGGCAATGCTGCCAGCAACGCGACCAACGCCAACGGCGCAAACCAGGTATACGCTGACTGGGTGAACCTGTATAAGCAGGCAATGGTGAACAACGCGACCATGCAGAACCTCGCCTACATCACCAGCCCGCAGGTACACGCCGACGCGATGATCCGCCCCAAGCAGTCCAGCGGCGTAGAAGGTAACTTCATCGTGACTCAGGCCGGCGTATCGCCTCTCGGTTTTCCTGTGTTGGCAAGCACCAACGTACCCAGCACCTTGACCAAAGGCACCAGCTCCGACCTGAGCGCCCTGATCTTCGGTGACTTCAGCCAGCTCGCCCTCGGTAGCTGGGGTAACCCCATCCTTGAGATGGATCCATACACCCAGAAGGTGAATGGCTTGAACCGCTTCCACTTCATCAACTTTGTGGACGCCCTGGTGCTTCAGCCTAAAGCCTTCGCCGTGTGTAAGGACATTGACGCAACTACCCCTGCCTAACCTCTCCTAACCCCCAATAACCCTGAACACCGGCGCGGTGTGTGGTAGTCAGCCGCGCCGTGTGTTTGGGAATCCCGGATGGCCTTAACTGCGCTTTCCGGGAGCCAATCGAACCCGACCCATTTTGGCACGGGTTCAAAAAAACCAAACCAATGCAGACCCTGAAAATCAAATGGATAAGTAACCCCGCCGCATACGACTGCTGTTACAGCGTCGGCGAAGTGTGCGAGCTTGAAGCGAAGCGGGCGCAGCTGCTTATCGACGCCGGCGCTGCTGAACATTACAGCGAACCTGCCACGACCGAAACCGCCACCGCCAAACCGAAAGCCGAAACCGCAACCGCCAAGCCTCAGCGCAAACGATAACCATGCACCGCCGCATCGTAAATACAATTCAGCCCGCGTCCGCTTACATCTCCCTACAGGACTGCAAAGACCATCTGCGTTTAATCAACACAGACGAAGATGGATATATCGCGGCTATTCTCGATGCGGCTTTTGACGTTTGCGAAAATTACGTCGGCTATCCGATCCGGCTGACCAACGTGCAGTTTACGTCCTACACATGGATTAATGCCGACCTTGATTTCCCGGGCCGGTTCGTTTCCCTGGATTCCGTGAAATACTACGCGGAAAACACCAACGTACTAACCACGTTTGCCAGTTCCAATTACGCAAGCAAGGCCCACGAAACCGGGCTTGTGCTGCGATGGAACGACGAAACGACGCTACCCAATACCTACGAAGACCGGATTGATGGGGTGCAATACAATACGCAGATGGGCTGGATTCCCGGCACATTGCCCGGCGCTATTCGTGCCGCTGTGCTGCTGAACCTGACCGACCTTTATGAGGAGCGGAAAAACGCCGTCATCGGTACAATCCAAACCACCCTGTCACGCGGCTCGGACTTTCTGTTAAACCCGTATAAACTTCAGCGATTCGTATGAACCCGGGACGGATGGACAGGCAGCTAACCTTGCAGCGTTTCACAACAACGCAAAACGCTATCGGCGAAGGGGTGAAGACATGGACAACCTACGCTGACCGGGTGCCGACCAGCATCAAGCCCGAACGCGCAAGCGAGCGCACCAACGGCGACAAGCTGGAGGCTGAGAATAAAACGACCTTCGTAATCCGATGGATATCCGGCGTAAACGCCGCCGACCGCCTGCAATACGAGGGCGTAGTATATGACATTAAGAACGTGCGCGAAGTGAACCGCCGCGCTTACCTTGAACTTGACGCAATACGGCAGGTATGATAGATTTCAAAATTGAGGGTGTCGGGCTGGTAGTTGAGAATCTGCGCAAGGTTAAAGACCGCGCTGCCGATAAGGTTGTGACTAAAATTGTGCGACAGGAATCAAAAATCATTGTCGCATCGGCCCGCGCCCGTGTGCCTGTGGATTCCGGCCTGCTTCGCAGTCAGGTCGGCTTCATCAAAAAGAACGATGCAAGGTACCCCAACAAAGCGCTGATCGGTGTAAACTATCAGTTCCACGGAGCGAAGCGCGGGAACTCCGCTTACTACGCGCATATTGTAGAATACGGCGGGAAAACCATCCGCCGCACGGCCCGGCCATTCATGGCCCCCGCATTCGAGATGCACCGCGCCCGTGTGTCTCAGAACATCATTAAGAGGGTGCGCGAAAAGTTAAACATTCAAGACAAAAAATAAAACATTATGGCAACGACCGGAATAGTAAACGGAACCCTTATTGG